CGGACTGAGTCGCTACGGACATGGTGTGCATGATCGGTCTTGATGCACACCATCGCAGCGTGCAGGATCATGCGAGCATGCCGTCCCATTCGGTCAATGGGCAGAGGGTGATGAGACCGTGCTTACTGGTGAGCCACTCGCACATCGTTTGAGTGGCAACGTTCAGTAAAGCAGCCCGCCGCGCGCTGCTCGTCAGGGTTCTTGATGACAGGAAGCAATTTCAGTAGTTCACCGGCCATTTCGACTCTCCATCGCCGCACAGTGTCGCAGGGGGCGAAGGTCAGGCTTCGACGGCTTGGCTAGACTCGCCCTTCTGCAATGCGTTCAAGGGGTGCGGAAGTATGTCGATATCGCCGGTCGAGTCGGTGACTGCTGCAACGAGTTGGGGCGAATTCGAAAGCTGGGTGCAATCGCTTCAGGCTGAACGTACGCGGCGTCGTGAAGCGCGCGAGGTCTACGTCTCCGAACTGATCTTTCGAGGGCAGGCTGATGCCAGTTGGCCGTTGCAGACCACCCTTGAGCGGACGTATCCCGATCGATGCGGCGTGCTTGACTACTACACATGCGCGTTCGCCGCCAAGAACAGCATTGAGGCTCACACAGGGAAGCGATGGGACATCCAATCGCCTCTCGACTACGCCAGCGAAGTGAATGGGCGTCGACGCTCCTCACCGATCGGCACTTCTCAGACTTGGGAGTACCTCGCGTATCTACGCCATCACGGCTTCCCCTCACCGCTGCTCGACTGGAGCGCCTCGCCGTACGTGGCTGCGTTCTTCGCGTATGCAAGCGCTACCCGAGAGACTGAACAGGTCGCAGTGTTTGCTTTGCTGGAGCATGCTGGGGAGGGGAAAGGCGGATGGGCAGGCGATCCAGACATCACCACCCTGGGCCACTACATCACAGCCGACAGGCGTCATCACTCTCAGCGAAGTCAGTACACCCACTGCACTCAACTGCAAGATGACCGGCTCTGGTACGTGCCGCACGATATGGTTCTCGGGCCACATCGCGCCGAGGAGCAAGACCTACTGTGGAAAATCTCTCTGCCCGGGAGAGACAGGGAAAGGGTGCTCCGCCACCTCGATCAATACAACCTCAACGCATACTCGCTCTTCGGATCGGAAGACGCTCTGATGGAGACGTCTGCGTTTCGCGAGTTTCAAGCCGGACGATAGAGTGCCCCAGCCTTAACCTGGGGGAGCCGTCGTCCGCCAAACGGCATCGGCCGATGCTTGGTCCGCAGCCCGCCCTACTCGGCTCCGCCGGTCCGTCCGCCCTACCCGTACCAGCTCGGGTCAACCGCCGTTGCGCCGCCCAGCAAGCCATAGTTGTTCTGGCCGCGCAGGTTGTTCGGCAGAGTGGTTCCGCGGTAGTCGGTGCTGGGCACCTTTCCCAACGTGCCACCGCCCCCGAAGTAGGCTGACGCGCCTGCCATCACCCCGGACAGAAGTGGGTTCTGCGCATCGGCCACCGAACCATAGTAGGCAGCAGCACCAGCGAAGTTTCCTGACCTCACCTTGTGCGCCCAGGCCTCGCGCTCTGCGTTCGAGCGGGTCACGTTCTGGTCATAAGCGCTGAAGAAGTCTGCGTCCGTCAGGATGGCATTGGCCGAGCCCTCTCTGATGTCCAACCCGCGGGCAGCCAGCGACGCCGCCTGCGTGCCCTGCAAGGCTCCGATGACTGACGCCAAGGCCCATTTCGCGCCGACGGCCAGTTGGCGATGTGAAGCGGAAAACCCATGACGCCGAGGCTCCGCGCACCCTGAGCAGTAGGCCGCCGCCGTCGGCGTGGTCGCCCTCGGCCGCTGCCTGAATCTGCCGCGCACTCAGCCGATGCAGCATCGAGCTGCGCGAGGTCGCCTTGGTCGAAAAAGTCACCCACTCTCAGTCCCCCAGCCAGTCCGCCAGCAAATGGCGTCGAGTCACTGCACTGTGATGCAGCGTGCTTGCACTGACAGGACTGTGAAGGAGGGGAAAATAGCCGTCAAATCAACGACTTACAAAGAAAAATCCCTCACTGTCTTGCACTGTAAGTGCACCTTAGTGAGGGATTGTCCTGGCGGAAAGGGGGGGATTCGAACCCCCGATACGGGAGGACCCGTATGCCGGATTTCGAATCAGATACTGCGCACCACGCACTCAGCGCGTCATAGGTAAATAGGCTGCGCGCCATGCGCGTGGAAGCCCTGAAACGCGCAGTCTTTGGAGGAAATCCCCGCACAATAGCGGAGAGGGTCAGCCTGCGGGATCGCGGGCGCTCAAGGGTGTGGTTCCCGGCCGCCCTCTCCGCCTGCTTGACTCGGTACTCGCGCCGGTGCGCGGCTGCGTAGATCTGGCCCTGTAGCTCGGCCAGCAGCAGTTCGCTGTAGTTGCGCAGTCCGATGCTGAAATGCTCGCCCTTGACCCGGTTGACAACCGCTTGATGGAACAGGTCGCCCAGCACGTCATCATCCGGCAGCTTGAGCACGAAGACACCAGCGGTGGGCGGGCGAGATCCGCCGCGTGCCATCAGTGATCGAGCCTTCCGCCGTCCAGATCGCCGCGGGTCACGCGCTCAGCCCAGCCAGCCAGGCCGCGGTGGCGCAACCGACAGTCCGCGGCTGCCTTCTCCCGGCCAGCGGCGATCTCCAGCACCTCGCCCAACGGCAGATCACCGGCGGGGTAGTCGGGCCCGGCCATGCAGTCAGCGGCCAGGTTCGCTGGCGGCGGGCTCGGGCGAACGAACTCGATCCGCTCCACCGGCGTCGCGCAGGCCGTCAAGAGCAGCAGCAGGGATGACAAGATCGCCCAGCGTTGCGCCAGGCGGGCACACAAGCGGGGCGGCAAGGGCTTTTCGGAGCTTGGCTTGTGCTCGGGCATGGTCTGCCTCCAGTTGCTGCTTCTGCGCCTCGTAGCGCTGTGATGCCTCGTAGGCGGCATGCTCTGAGGCTTCCATCTCGTCGCGGATGCGCTCGATGCGCTGGCGATCGACTTCCGCCAGGTGCGCGGTTTCCTCGGCCCACTCGGCGTGCACCCACCGGTAGCCGATGTAGATCCCCGGGGCGAACCACACGACCACCGCCACCACGAACCCCAGCGCGCGCCAGAGCCACACGACCCAGTCGAAGCCGGTGACCGTCTTGGCGATGGCGCCAATCACGACACCCCCGGGGTGTAGACGACGCCGTTCGCGCTGAAGTGCGCCGTCAGCACCTGGCGTCGCGGCTTGGGCGCCCACGAGATGTGGACCCAGCCGCCCTCGTTGATGAGCTGGTCGAACTCAATCGGCGCGTCCATCAGGTGGCTGACGATGGTTGCCGGCTTGCCGAAGCCCGGGGCGATGAAGTCGGCTGCCTGCCCGCGCAGATGCTGGCTGGTGACGGCGCCGCCAACTGCATCGTTGACCGCCCTGGAGCGGTAGCCGCTGCTGATGAGGACCGGCCGGCCGATGTGGGTCCGCACCGCCTCCAGCAACTGAGCCAGCTTGCGCAGGTTCTCCAGCACGTCAGGCGGCGGCGTGTTGTCCAGGCCGCGCCGCACTGCCTTCTGGCTGTGGGTCAGCTCGTCGAGCGTGAAATGTGGGCTCAGGTAGGTGGTCACGCTTCATCCCTCCAGGCGCTGCGCACCTTCTTGACGGTGGCGAATGGGTCGCGTTTAAACTTCTGCGCGATGACGTGGAAGCCACCCATCAGCCCCCAGCCGGCACAGCCCAGCAGGCCGAGCACCGCCGCTTCGTGCTTGCCTGGGTGGAACCATGCGTAGCCCTGCGCCGCGACAAACGCAATCGCCAAGTCGCCGAACAGATGGGAGACGCCGAGCGCCACAAAGCCACGCAGGAAGATCTCCCGCCGACTGATCGTCTTTGGGCCAACAGCGACCATCAGTGCAGCGCCCATGGCGGCCGGGAAAAGCTTGAACAGCAGCGCGCCAGCCGCAGCGCCGGAGGATGCGGGCTCGCTCATGCCGCCCCCATCACCGCGAGAAGTCGGCCGCGATGCGCGCCGTCCAGTAGTACGTTTCCCCTGCCTCGCCGGTCACGCTGACCAACAGCGTGTTGGCGGACCGCGTTGCTGTCGGCGGCGTCGTGATCGTGTCGGGGTCCCACGCCGTAACTGGCGTGAAATCGGCTGTGCCGGTGCTCAGGGTCGTACCGCCGGAATTGCGCCTGAAGCCCGCGCGCCACGAGTAACTGACGTGTTTAGAGCCGTCATCCGTGGTGCCTTGCAGGAACACCTGCACGTTGCCGCCGGTGCCCTCGGGAACCACGTAGCTCCAGATGTCCGCCGAGGTGGCGCCCACGGTGGTGGTCGAGTAGGTCTGGTCGATCCGCTTGCCCATTCCTGGCAGCAGGTTGCCCTCTTCGATCGTGTTTGCGCCGTCGTCGGGGGTGGTGATCCTGATGTACTTGTCAGCCACCGGGCCGCACTTGGCCAGGTTGTTCCCGGCCACGATGGCGCATGGGTTTGTGGCGTCCGTGGCCCCAGCGTCCGATGCGGTCACGTCAATCACGTAGTCCGCGCCGGTGGCCGCGGCTGCGGCGAAGGTGTTGTTCGTGATCGTGACGTTCTCGGCCGCCACGCTGATGTCGCTGGCCCCGGTGCCGCCGTCGCTGTTGTTCTCGCTGAACAGGCAGTTCGTGATGAGCAGGTTGCGCGGCTCGACGTAGGCGCCCGAGCCCGCGCCGGTGACCTGAATGGCCCGCGCCGTGGCCTGGCGCATCTTCACGCCGTCCAGCACAATGTCAGTGAGGTCGCGCCCGTAGTCCCACCACGAATCGCCATCGGTCACGCGCAGCAGAACGCAGTATTGGGCCGCGTCCGCCCCGCGCAGCAGGCCGCCGGTGTACTGGATGCCGCGATAGATGGACGACGACGTGCCGCTTGCACAGGTGATCGTCTGCTTGACGGTGCCCTCGATGGAAAGGCAGATCGGATTGCCCGCGAAGGTGGACGGCTCGTCAACATAGACGTTGACGCAGTTGACATCGACGATCACCCGGTTTTCGGGCGTGGCGTCGGGCGCGATGCCGATGGTCTTCTCGTAGCCCGAGAAGTGAATCGAGGTGGCATAAAAGCCGTCCACCGACATGAGCAGCATGCCGTATTCGGTGTCCACGGTGCTTGAGGCGCCGTTGAACTCGCACCCCGGCATGATGTGGAAACCACCCCCCGGGGAATAGGTCGAGGGGGACGTGAACGCGGTTTCGTCCAGGCCCTGAGCACGCAGCACCGCCAGCCCGCGAACCGTGCGGTTCGGGCGGTCCGAGTTCACCGCTGCCAGGACTGTCGTGCTCGCCCTCACGGCATCGATGTCGATGTACCAGTTGATGAACTGCACACCGTCAAACCGCGTGCCAGCCGTGCGGTAGAGCTTGACGCAGGCGTCAGTGTTGGCGAAGTCGGTGTTGAAAAACGTCAGGTTGGCGAAGGTGACCCCGCGCACGCGAATGGCGTGGGTGTAGTCGCCGACGTTGAACAGCGGGCCATCGCAGCGGATCACTGCGGCGCGCGGCGCGCCCAGGCCGATGACGCCGATTCCGCTTTTCGTGAGTTCGACGGTCGTGATGCCCGTGAGATCCCAGATGCCGGGCGGAAACTGGATGTCGCAGCCGCGGTCGTTGTACGCGGCGGTCGCAATCAGCGTGTGGGCGTAGGCGACGGCATCGGCGAAAGCCTGCTGGTCGGTACGCGCGTTTCCGCTGGCGTCAATCTTGAAGTCGGAGACAGTGAGCCCGCGGGCGTTGACCGCGTAGCCGATGGTGCCGGCCACGTAATTGAGCAGCGCGCTGTGCCCCATCATCCCGCCGCCGAGTGACGCGTTCGACCGGTTCGCCAGGTTGGTCGACAGGTCGATCACCAGCGTGTTCGCCGAGGTCACCTCATCCCACCGCTTCACCAGCGAGCCGCCCGCATCCTTCAGCTCGAAGCTGTAGGAGCCGGTGCCGAGGAAGACCGCGCTCGGCGGCCGGCCGGCAGAGTTCAGCGTGATCGGGTTGGCGTTCGGCGTGCCGCCCGTGGCGTCGGTGTAAGTCGCCTTCGGCGTCGTCGTCCCGTTGTCGTAGGTGTAGAGGTAGTACAGCGCCCCCAACGAGCCAGAGTTGGCTAGGAACTGCTGGTCGTAGAACAGAGGAAGGTATGCGGCCATAATCAACGGGCGTAAAAAAGCCCGCACGGGGCGGGCTTAGGGGTGGCGATGGGCTTTGATCCAGTGTTTCTAGGGGCGCTGATTGCGGCGGTCATCCTGGCCGCCCTGAGAGGTGGCGGGGACGACTCCAACAAGTAGCGGGGTGAGTGCGTTGCCCTGCTGCGGCGGTGGCAGTTGGCGCAGCGCGTTGGCTGGCGTCAGCACTTGGCGCTGTTGCTGCCCCTGGATCGTTCCGCTGATGACATCGCGGAATCCGAACGGCAGGCGTTGGCTGAAGCTCTCCAGCATGTCCAGGCCGCGCCCAAGCATGAGCGCACCTGAGTTGCTGTTGTTCACCGCAGACCCGGCCGGCTGCGCTTGCATGTACTTCGCAGCGTCGCCCAAGTCTTTCAGTAGTTGCAGCTCTTCCTGGCTGAAGAAGGCCGCCAGCTTCTGGTCACCGATGTCGCGCAGTGCCTTGCGGTAGGAGGCATTCGAGAACTTGGTGATGTCGTCCGTGCTGCCGGTGGCCGCATCGCGCAGATGCTTGACGATGGAGTCGCGAACGATCTGCGCCGTCTCCGGAGTCAGGTCATTGCGCAGCATCTGCACGTCACCTGCGCTGGCTTGCTTGCTCAGGACGTAGCGCGACAGGAACTGATCCGGCTCCACCCCGTCGACCGCCGCCTTCAGCGCTGGGCTGCTTTCCACGCGGCCCATGAACTGGCGGTTTGCGCTGCGCGCCAGGTTGAAGGCGTCGATGGCCTCCTGTCCAGCGTTCCCCACCGCAGCCGGAAAGCCGCCCGGGTTTTGGCCTCGCATCAGCGGTGCGTCATCCAGCGCCTGGCGCACCAGCCCCAGCGCCATGCGCGCCTGTCCGTCGTTCGATGCGCGTTGCAGCTTGCCGATCTGCGTCTTCAGTTGCTCGGCGATCTCCACGGTCAGCGGCATCTCGCCGGTGGCAATGCGGTTCAGCGTGGTCTGCACACCATTCGGCAGCGCGCCACCGACCATCGCTTCATCCAGCAGTTGGCTTGCGCGGGCCGTGAAGGTGCCGCCCTCAAGCGGCAGGCTGCGGCCTGTCGTGTCGCGCGCTGCGGAGTACAGGTTGTTGATCTCGCCCCGCGCGTTGTTGGCGACCCCTTCCAGATTGCGGACCACCGCGGCACCAGCGTCGGCCGGCTGAGGCGCGCGCACCGCGCCAGCGTCATCAAGTTGGCGAAGGAGAGTCGCGGTGTTCCGGTTCTGGAGCCCGGCCAAGCCTTGCAGGCTCGGATCGGTGCTGTTCGCGCCGGTCTTTGCCAGGTTCATTTCGCGCGTGATCGTGCCGGGGTCTTGCGTCAGTTGGCCAACGGTCGGCCGCACACCAGCGCGCTGCATGACCAGCAGGCGGCGCAAGGCATCGCCGTTCAGTTGCCCGCCGCCGCTCATGGCGCGCGACGCTTCCTCGCGCATCGACTGGCGGATTCGCTCGGGAACCTGTGCCCAGTCGACCCCCTGCCGTTCCAGAACCAGCGCAATCTGCTGGTCTGCGTTCTGGAGCTGGGTGGCCTTCGGGGTGAGTAGCGAGCGCAGGGCATTCGTGCCTTTCTGCCCTAGGTCAGCCCCGATGCCACCAACCAACCCGCCGCCCAGCGCGGCGGCGAATTGCTCCAGCGGTCCGCCGCCAGCTTCGCGCACCGCGCCCCCGGCTAGGCCGCCAGTCGCCATGGACACTGCTTGCTTGCCTGGGGCCGCCGCCAGCCGTTGCAGCACGTTCTGTGCGATACTTGGCACCGCGGTACGCGAAGCGGCGCCAGCAGCTCCAGCCAGCCCGCCGCCGCCAGCGACCAGGCGCGAAGCGTCCCCAATCACGCGCTCGTTCGCACCCTCCGGGGATGGCAAGCCGATGTCATCAGCCAGACCGGCCGCCATCTGCGTGAGCGAGCGCCCGGAACGCGGGGTATCGCCTGAGCCGATGTTGACAAGCGCGCGGATTGGCTCGTGGAAGATGTCAGCAACCTGGGCCAGCCCTTCCATGCCATAGCGCGCCGTCAGACCGACTTGGCGCGGGATCTGGCGCAGCGTGGAGCCGGCCTCCTGCGCCGTCGCCTTGGGGGGGTCGGTGGCCAGCCATTCCGAAGGTACGGCGACACCGTTGGCCTTGAGCTTGGCGACCAGATCGGCCTTGGTGGTTCCGTCTGGGACGTTCTGGATGATCGTCCCGTCTGGCAGGCGGACATCCATTACTTGAGGCTCCCGAAGTCGATCACTGGACCCTTTGGCGCGCCGTCAGTGGCGCCGACGACATCAGGCACGTTCAAACCATTGCGCGACGCAATGCCCTCGTACTCGCTGCGCTTGGCGCCGTATTGCTTCTCGCTCTCGGCGAAGAGGGCATCTGCCAGGCGCTGGAAGTCCTTACGCTGCGTCGGCGTCAGCTTCGTGCCGTTGACGATGTTCTGTGCGTAGTTGGTCACGCGATCCATCAAGCCACTCGCGGCCATCGCCATGCCCAATTCCGACTCACGCACGACCGAACCCGGGTCGAGCAGCTTCATCATCTTGGTGGCGCCAGCCAGGTCGCCCGCGGGGCTAGCCTGCTTCAGTGACTGCTGGATCTGCGAGTAGGCCGACTGCATCTCTTGGTGCGCCTTGTAGACTGGCTCGCTGCGGAAGTCACCGCGCAGCTTAAGGGTGTTGTCGAATCCCTTCTGGCCGGTGTTCACGCTGACCGTGGAGGCCCCAGCTTTGGCGACTTGCTGCTTTGCGCCGAGCAGCGGCTGATTGACTTTGCCGTCAATCCCGATGAGTTCGTTGTTCTGCTTCAGCCGCTGCTCGATCTGGTCCTTCACCGACATGCCGCCTTGCAGCAGGCGAACGCGGGCCGCCTCGAACTCCTGCGGCGTGCGTCCGATGCTGGCCATGACCGACTGCGCCTGCTCCGGAGAGAACATGCCGGACTGGACGCTCTGCGCGACCCACTGCTGCATCTGCTGCGGGTTGGTGACCATGGCCAGGCTCTGCAACTGGCGGTCAAGGCGCAGATACGCCGTTTTCTGGCGCTCCTGCTCTGCCGCCGCAGTGTCCTTCTCGACTTGGGCTGCGGTGCGCTGACGATCAAGCACGCCCTTGCGCAGGGTGTCGGCCTGGCCGAACTCGCCGTGCGACTCCAGCAACCCGATGCGCTGATCGTCTGTGGCGCCGGAGCCGAGCCCTTGCAGGGCCGTGCGCAGCTTGTTGCCGCGCTCGCGTGCCTGGGTCTGGTCTTGGTACTGCCCCTGCTGGATCAGCAACGCGAGGCGGTTGCTTTCCTTGGCCTGCTTGGCCGTGTCCGCCGCGTCCATCTCTTGGAGGTACTCGAGGGCGGATTTCGGCTTGGTGCCGAACTGCGCAAAGATGCTCGGGTCGAGTGCCATATCAGCCGCCTCCGTCGAACCACATGCCGGTGCCGTCCGCCTGGTACTCGGGGTGGGCGTTGTTGCTGCCCCAATTGCGAGATGCCCACGCACCGAGCTGGTTCAACCCGTTGCTCAGGTTGTTGGCCTGGCTCATCTGCGCAGCGCCCTGGAAGTTGGCGTTGTTGAAGCCGGCCGCGCCGACTTGGTTGGCGTAGTTCTGGCCAGACTGCGCGAGCTGGCTCGACCCCGCCTGACCAAGGCCCGCGAGCGATGCCAGCCGATTGAAGCGGGAATCGTTCGTCGCCTGGTTGCGGTTGAACGCTTCGTTGAACTTCGTGCCGCCGTAGTCTTGGCCGTAGCGCTCAAGCGCCTTCAGCGTCGCACCGGAATACAGCCCGCCTCGGGCCGATGCGCTGCGCTCGACAGCCTGGGTGCCCTGGTTCAGTCCGAACTGATAGCCAGGGTCGCTGGCCAGGTTCGCGCCGGTGAACTGGCGATTCAACATGCCGTAGTTGGCGGCATTTGCGTTGCCGCCAATGCCCAGCAGTTGCTGAAGCTGGAGCAAGCCCGAGTTGCGCGCGTCCAGTGCTGGGAGGTTGTCCGTCCGGTTCTGGTCGTATATGTACTTCTGAAGTTCGCGATCGGATTCCGTCGCGTCGTTCGCCTTGTTCGATGCGCTGCGCTGAGCATCCGCACTGATCACCGCCCCAACCACCGTGGCGCCTACACCAAACCAACTCATGATGCTTCCCCTTTGTGCAGGGCAATCGCCCGGGTCGGTTCCTTGATGATCAGCTCGGCCTCAATCTCTTTGAGGTCGGTCTTGTCGGTGCGGTGAATCGTGGTCCACACCATGTCCTCATGCACCAGCACCACGCGCTTCGTGCCAGCCGGTGAGATGAAGTGCATCGGTGCCTTGATCTCCTGCCGGCCCTTCTCGGTGACCACCGTTGCCCGGCCCTGCGAAATGATGCAGACGTGCTCTTGCGCGTGGCGCTTGGCGACAACGAAGGTGCCGGCCGGCATCACCAGTTTGCGAACGTAGATGCCATCCGTGAACAGGTTGTTCGGCTGGGCTCGTTCGTCGTCTTCCAGAATCTGATCGAGCCCGATGTTTTCAAGCTCTTGCTTCTGGAACAGCATCGCCTCCAGGTCATAGATGCGCTGCCGTAGCTGGGCCTGGGTTTCAGGCACCGACAGGGACTCGAACTCGGCCAGCGACAGGCGGTACTCCTGCCGCGGCTCGGTCGTCATGTCGAACTCTTGGGCCACAAGGTCCATCAAGTCACCTCGCGCCCGCTGATGCGAATGACGATGGCGGTCGCCGTTCCGGCATTGGTCGAAATGAAGTCGCCAGCGCTGAGGATCTGGCCCACCAGTTCCGGGCAACTGTAGGTTTCGCCTGCCGCGATGCTCTTGGTGAACAGCACGAGGTTCGAGGCGCTTGCCGTGCCACCAGACGGAACAAGGTTGACCGCAAGCGTGGCCGCCACGCCGGTTCCGTTGGTGGCCGTGAACTTGTCAATGATGGCCTTGACGCCGGTTGCGGTGTACTGCGTGGTCTGCGAGTTCTCGGCGTACTTCGCCTCCAGCAGGGTCTTCGGGGTGACGGTCATAGGATGGTTCCTGCTTTCAGGGAGTCGATCTCTTTGCGAAGCTCTGCCACTTCGGCGATCAGCGCTTGCACCAGCCCGTCGACGGCGGTTTCTTGGGCTGGCGGCACGATTGGCGGCCAGAGCATCACTTCGCCTTGCAGGCGGTAGGCGTCGGCCTTCAGTTCCTCAATGCCTGGGTCGGCTTGAAGCGCCAGGTCATGCAACTCCTGCTTGATGTCCGTGTTGCTGGGCGCCTCGTAGCCGCCCACGCGGTCAAACAGGCCCTTGGTGAGGTACAGCGCCCACGCCTGATCGATGTAGACGTTCGGCCCGACCACGCGCCCGAGCGGCACCGTCGGCGGCGGCGGCGGGATGAGCGGGGCGCTCATGAATCCCCCGCGAATGCGTGGACCACGTTGAACGGCACGTCGTCAGTGCAGCGCAGGTGCCAGACGCGATCGCGCGCCGAGCCGCTGAGGTGCCACATCACGCGCGTTCGGTACTTGCCGAGCGCACCCAGCGAGCGCTGCCGCCAGTCGCTCCACGTCGCGCCGCCGTCGTTCGAGTAGCGCAGCATCACCACGCCACCAGCGCCTCGGTCGCAGTCCACCTCGAAGCTGCCGAAGAACTGCCGCCGACCCTCTTGGGCCGCGTTGTGCGGGCTGATGCGCTCACGGACCAGGGTGGCGCCTGCGTTGTTGTTCGTGGTTGCGCTCCACTCATAGAGCACGCCATCACTGCCCAGCGCCAGGTCACGACCGGCGAAGGTCATGCAGCCCATCACGCGATGCTGCGAATAGGCGCCACCGGTGAACTCGGCCCGCTCGTGCCAGGACTGCGTGAGGGCATCGAACACCCACGTCGTCTCAAGCCCGGGGGCGTTCAGGCAGTAGAAGTAGGAGCCGCGCCATTGGTGAACGTAGGCCGTGGCCTTTGACAGGTCGGTGGACAGTTTCAGCGATTCCTCGACGGCCCGGGTGCTGATGCGCTGCGGCTGGTAGCCGTTGGCCATCCACACCGAGCCGGACCCGGAGTTGTCCGAGCCAAGCCACACCGGGGCACCACTGAGCACACGCGCCGAGTAGGGAGCCACGCACCCCACAGACATCACCATGCCCTCATAGCGCTGCATCGGGAAGTCGGCCGCGCCGGTGTTCAGCCAGATTTCGCCCGACTTCGACCCGAACAGGTACAACTGGCGGTTGCAGACAACGAACGACACCAGGTCATCCGGCATCGCCTCGGCGCTGGCAAAGTCGAGGTCGTCGATCGTCCCCGAGCCAGCGAGTGCCGAGATGTAGAACTTCGCCCCGGGCGGCGCGTAGATCGCGTACTGGTCGAGGTATGCCGTGCGGCGGCTGCCCCCAATCGAGGCGACCCGCGAGTTCACGGCGAAAGTGTTGGTGGCCAGCGTGAGGCGGTAGCCGGTGGCGCCGTCGACAAGGAACAGTTCCAGCGTATTGGCGTCGATGTCGACTGCGCCAGAGATGGTCGACAGCGTTCCGCGCAGCGTTGCAACGCCAGCGGTGGAAATCTCGTACAGCCCATTTGCGACCACGCAGAAGGCCCGGCCGTTGATCTCGTAGCAGCCCCTGCCCTCGCCCACCATGGCGCAGAAGGTCGACAGGCCGGGCACGCTTTGCAGCATGAACTGCGACTTCCCGGACCCGCTCTCGATTGGGGCCGGGAACTGGTTCACGGACCGCTGCACATCAGCGGTGCGCGTGTCCAGCGTGTAGCTAGGTCCTACGAACGGGTACATCAGACGTTGAAGGTGCCGGGCGGGTAAGCCGAGCCGCCGTGAACGGCGTGTTGCAGCTCATCCGTGGAAAGCTCGGGGGTCTGCGCGTTCAGGCGCTTGATCTGCCGCTTGGTGACGCGTGACCGATGGATGACGCTGCCCGGGGCCTCGCGGTTGTAGAAGGGCGCCAGCGCCACGGCGAGATCTGTGGTCAGCATCTCTTCGTACCCGTCGCTCAAGGTCACATCCGTGCCCAGCGCGGCGAACTGCGACGTGCGCTGCACCAGTGGCAGATAGACGGTGCACGCGGCCTGCGCGGTCGGCCAGAAGGTCACGCGGCCTTGACTGGATGACGTGCGCTCGAAGTAGACGGCGCAGGGGATACCGGCTTCCGACTTGATGGAGATGTCCACCCAGCGCTCACGGGTGGCCACCTCAAGCGGGTGGTCGGTGCCATCGACGCGGACGAAGGCCCCGGTTTCGATGCGAACGGGGCATTCCACGTTCACGTCAGCGCCGGTGCCGATGGTCTTGGAGCTGTCGCCACCGATCAGCGGAACGGCCTGGAACGCCACCACCAGGCCAAGCGATGGCTCCAGGCCCATCGTGTTGATGCGCCGGTTCAGCACCCGCAGGCCGAGCGCTGCGTCTTCAGCCGGCACCGAGTCCGTTGGGTCGGTCACGCCGATCATCCCGAGGGCGTCGGCGATGATGGTGGAGGCCTGGGTCACGCGGCTTCCTTACGTGGGCGGCCAGGCTTGCGCTTGGCTGGCTCGCCATCGGGCGCCGTGCCAAACGGCAGGTAGCCGTTCGCAGCCTGAGCGGTCTGCTCGTCCGCATTCGCCACGACGACGCAATCGGGCTCGGACACGCCGTCCCACTCGCCGCCCCGGTAAAGGGACTTCGGGAATTCGTTGTTCATGATGGAAGAGGGGCCGAAGCCCCTCTTGTGTTGCGTTACTGGGCAACCCGGCAGGCGTGCATTGCGCGCACCTTGCTGAAGCCGTACAGCACGTCGATACGG